ATGATGCAAACGGCGCCGAAAATTCACGTACAGTACATGCACAAGTTCCAAATGCAGAAACATCACCAGACGGTATGTTAATGATTAACATGGACTACTCGACTTATAACGTCAAGCAATACACAGACGGTAAGTGGGTATGGGTTTCAGGTGTAAACACAGACGGTTCAGGTAAGTTCGGCACAGACGCACAGCGTCACATGGTTGTAGAAGCGATGCAATCAGCGATTTCATCAAACGATGGTATTCGTGCAGAATCAACTTACTTTAACTTGATTGCATCTCCTGGCTACCCAGAACTAATGGATGAAATGATTACTCTTAACAAAGATAAGAAAGAAATCGCATTCATCGTAGGTGATTGTCCAATGAACTTGAAGTCAACTTCAACAGAAATGAAAGCATGGGCAGATTCAAATATGCCAGCAGAAACATATGCGGCAGTTTACTATCCACATGGTCTGTCAACAGACTTAAGCGGTAATGATGTTGTTATCCCTTCATCGGCGATTGCTTTAAGAACTATTGCTTTCTCTGACCAAGTATCATTCCCATGGTTTGCTCCAGCAGGTTTGACACGTGGTGTAGTTTCAAACGCATCACAAGTTGGTTATGTAAACTCTGAAAATGAGTTTGTAAGAACAAGACTAAGTGAAGGACAACGTGATACATTGTATACAGCACGTATGAACCCAATTGCAGACTTCCCAAATCAGGGTCTAGTTGTATATGGTCAGAAGACTTCACAAGCATTTGCAAGTGCATTAGATAGAATCAACGTAGCACGTCTAACGAACTACATGAGACATAATCTTGACCAACTTTCACGTGGTTTCTTATTCGAACAGAATGATAAAATTACACGTGATAACATGAGAGATGCAGTAGAACGTTTCTGTGGTGGTCTTGTTACAGATAGAGGTCTATATGACTTCTTAGTAGTCTGTGATGAGTCTAATAACACACCGGCACGTATTGATAGAAACGAACTATGGGTAGATGTTGCTATTCAACCAGTTAAAGCGGTTGAGTTTATCTACATTCCACTACGTATTCGTAACACTGGTGAATCACTAGCATAATATACTTTACGTTATAAAGTAACGAGAAACCCGGCTTTTGTCGGGTTTTTCATTAAGTACGACTTAATTCCTCACAGAATTGATAAATACTATAGTAAAACATAGATTGCAATCTATTATAGGAGACAGAAAATGGCAAGAACGTTAAACAACTTTGGTGTTCCAACAGACTCAGGCGACAACGCTCAGGGTACTGGTATTTTACAGCCAAAACTAAATTACCGCTTTAGAGTACAAGTAGCGGGCTTTGGTGGGCTTTCACAGAACACCCAAGAATTTACAAGACAGGTAATGAATGTTACTCGTCCAAAGGTCTCACATGAGTCAATTCCACTAGATTCATACAACTCACGTATGTATATGATGGGTAAACACACATGGGAACCAATTACAATTACATTGCGTGATGATATCGCAAACAATCTAACTAAACTAGTTGGTCGTCAAGTACAATCACAGTTAGACCACAGAAATCAAAGAGGTCCGTCAGCAGGTACTAATTATAAGTTTTCAACATTGATTGAAATCTTAGATGGTAACTCAGGTAACCCAACTGAACAGTGGCAATTAGAAGGTTGCTTTATCACTAATGCTGACTATTCACAAACAGATTATGCTGTTTCTGACCCAGTACAAATCATTTTGACACTACAATATGATAATGCTGTGTTTACAGATGCAGATATTATGCCAGACCAAACGTTTATTAACAACTCAAGTTCTGCAGGTTAATAAAAGGTAGTCGGTTATGGCAGGTGAAGACCGTCAAAGCGTAGGCAATAAGAATCGCATCCTGGCGGATAGCGCAGGTGCTAAACATAGATTTGGATTTGAACAACAAGGCCAAGCCAACGGTGTTGGCCGTTCAACCATTACTAAAGCACCTAAAACTTCTGACTTATGGTTTGTCGAATTTAATCAAACAAGTGGAGATAACGGTGTAAAACCACTGGATATATCGGCATTAGCAAGAGCAGTGTCTGGTATATCAGTAGTGACAAGCACTATACCAGTTGACCAGTATGGTAAGCGATTATATGTGCCTACACGTGTAGACTTCCCAGAAGTAAGTATTACGATGTATGATACTGTTGACGGTACTATGTTTGATATGGCGGCAAGCATGTATGAGAGATTTTTCAAAAATAATAGTCTTGCGCCAGCAGACGGTATGCAAGAAGGATATCTTTCTGCACATAACCAATTATATGGTAGAAAAATACCAGACAAAAACACTGGTGAATACTATCATCAAAGTTTTGAAAGTATTAAAGTTAATCACTTTTTTGGAAATCTCGATTCGTCACAGGAAAATGAAGGCTTTGTACAACAGATACAACTTATTAATCCATTAGTCACAAATATAACATTTTCACCTAGTGATTATTCTTCGTCGGAACCAAGAACAATAGAAATTACTGTACAGCCTGAAAATATAGTCTTTTATCCTAAAGATAACAGTGTACAATTCCCAGGCTGGATGTCACTTGGGTTAGATTATATATTAGATGAACTTTCTCCAGTAACTACTAAAACGCCTGGAATGAATAAAGAAGAAGAACTATTTAACGAGTTGCTAACAGAAATGCAAAACACTTCGGGATTCCCAGATAAAGACGGAGTTGAGGCACAGAACGATATTGATGAAGTAAGAAAACTCAATGAACTTAGAAAGTTGTACAATAAGACACAAGAGTTATCTGGTGATACAGAAGCCGCAAAAGCATTATTACAAGAGTTAAGAAATGATATTGGCACTATAAAAGCAAGTAATTTAATGTATGCAGAAGAAGGTCAACAGAATAGAGAAAGAACTGATAACAATGTACAAGGTCTGTCTATTGATTTAAGAGAAACAATGGCAGGTACTCGTCCTTCAGCACAAGAAACCGGTAATTCTTATAAATCAACTATATTAAATCCAAATGTTCCAGATTTTGCAGGACTGGGAAGCGTTGATGGTGGAAGTCAAACATACAGTCCAGCAAATTTCGGTTCAGCGGTTACAAACGAATTAGTTAGTGCATTTTTTAATGGAAGAAGTGTTAATTTTAGTAATATAACCAGAGATATAGGTCAAGGAATACTTGGTAATACAGGTATCGGTAATCTTTCATCTTTAGGAAAAACATCTCAAAGCAGATTTGGTGTAGCAGGAGACCTCATCAGAGACGGTATAACAAATGGTCTCAGACAAACGAATACTAATGGAATAAGTACAACAACTACTCCTGCATTTTCTAGTGAAAACAGCCAGACATCGAATCAAATCAAATCATCAAATTCATCACCTGATAAAACGATGCAACAGAATAAAATTAGATTGTTAAATCAGCAAAGGAGCCCAAGATGAAGATAGATGTACTTACTGCTAATCTAAAGAAAAAGGGCTTTTCACAAGATAAGGCTGAAACGTATGCAATAGAAATTCAGAATATTGCAAAATCATTTGGTTTAAATCCGTATGATTTAGTTAACGAAGTGTCTGAAGACTTTTCATTTAATGATTTGGGAGCATTTGCTCTTAATAATGCATTGCGATTCGGTTATAAAACAGGCAAAGTAACGCCTTTAAAACCAAACAAGTATGTCGCAAGAGCAATTATTAAATGAGAAAGTTTCATCAAGGTAAATACACAGTAAAAAACCCTGCAAAGTACTCTGGTAGTGGCGAGCCTACTTTCCGCAGTAGTTGGGAACATACATTCATGTGTTTCTGTGATGACAACCCTAATGTAATGGCGTGGGCGAGCGAACCAGTTAGAATTACGTATCAACATCCACTAAATGGCAAGGTAACTAGTTATGTTCCTGATTTTGTCATTGTGTATATGGATGCAAAAGGAAATAAAAACGCAGAATTGATAGAAATCAAGCCAAGCAGACAATCAAACCCGAAATTAGCACGTGGTAGAGGCGAACAGGCTCAAGTTGCAGTAAATTATGCAAAATGGGATGCGGCGACACACTGGGCTAGAAAACGTGGTATGAAATTTAGAGTTTTAAATGAAGGCGACATTTACTCAAATACTAGAAAACAAAAAGAAGTCAAAAGACGTAAAAAATAACACACCTTAGGACCGATATAAGTTACTTATATCTAAGGTGAGGATGCCGTTATCCTTTATTCATATCGCTACTATGTTTACAAAAAGCGGCGCTTTCCTACAGAGATAAATACGTATATAATGATGAATGAAATAGAAAATATAGTTTCAGAGAACACTATTGCGGTTATGTACGAACCTGGTGCTGGAGGAGACTTCATATGCACACTATTATCACTTATACCAAAAATATATGGAGATAATTTAGACATGACATCAGAAAATGACGGCAGAGTTAAATCTATGCCTGATAATAAGATAACAATACAGTTAAATGTACAAAAAGTGTTAGATGATTACAGGTTTTGGGAAAATAAAGACTTACAATCAGAAATATTAGATAAGATATTGGATATTGCAACTCTTAAAGAAGAAATAATTAATAATGATTCATTATATATTTCTAAAATACATCCTTATATTTACGAAGATGCAGAAAATAGTTTAAAATTACTAAATCATTTAAAACATAAATATTCTAAGAGTAAGAAAATACTTATAACTAGAGATAAAGAAATTTGTAAGAAAAATCATATATTGAAAAATAACTTTGATTATGATAAAATTAACTATAATACTTTGTCATATAGTAATGAATGGTTTGATAATTTTAGTATTATAGACGAAGAATTTGATGTATATCATTTTAGTTTTTCTGATTTAGTAATTAATCCAATTAGAACATTTAATATGTTGTTGAATTATTTGGAAATAGACATAGATACAATTGACAAACAGAAATTTAAAAAAATATATCAGGAATATATGCATAAGCAACAGTATATTGAACCTGGGAGGTACTGGGAATGACAAAAAAACTTGAAGAAACATTTAATATTGCACCTGAAGAAGCACCTGAAGAAGAAATTCAGGATGAAACTCCAACAATAGAGGAGTCAACAGACCTTGCAGAATTATTAAATGCAGATATCGAAATTGCAGAAAGAATTGATGATGCACTTCCGATGGTATCTGATTTAAATCAACATGATAGAGAAATGGACGAGATTCATAAGAAAGCATTAGATACATTTAAAGATTTAGTTGAACTAGGTATGAATGTAGAAGTACATGCTGGTGCTAAGTTGCTTGAGACTGCAAATGCTATGCTAAAAACTGCAATGGAAGCCAAAGATAGCAAAGTAGATAGAAAATTAAAGATGATTAATTTGCAATTACAGAAAGCAAAGTTAGATTTTTCTAAAGAAAAGAAAACTGGCGGAGATAATGAACTAGAAAGTGATGGTTCAGTGACGTTAGATAGGAATGAACTACTAAAACGTATCCAAAATGCAGATAATTTAACAAAAAAAGATAAATAAGAATAGAATGTATTGGAGATACCAATGAAAACTTTTAAACAATTTTTAACAGAGTCAACTAAAGAACATAAATTAACAATTCGTTTCGGTGCTGAACTTGATGAGGGCAGTGAGAACCGTATTGAAAGATTTTTGGGAAAGTATGACCTAAAAGTGATGTCAAAAACATCAACTACCCCTATTACTAAAAGCCCAATGTTCTTTGAAGACGATGTAGAAAATGTCAAAGTTTCAAAGATTGATATAACAACTGGGTATCCACTATCAGCAGATATTTTACGCCAACAACTGAGCGATTTACTAATGATGCCTCTAACTCATGTTGCAGTACATCCTGAAGGATGGGAACCAACTGAAGAAGAAGAAAAAGAAGAAGGCAAAGCAGTTCTAGGAACTGAATATGGTGACGAATCAGATAATGGCAAGCACTACGGAAAAACTTTTGTAGATAAGTTCTTAGATGAATTGACTCCATCTGAGAATGAAAAGGTCGAGAACGTACTAAGTTTGACACCTGCACAAGACAAGGCACAAGAAGTTATGTCTAAGGATGACCAGTCAAGTGATTCTGTTATTTCGGGAAAAAATGAAATCCCAGACCCTATGGAGATAAAAAAATGAAAAAACATTACAACCTAAATGTAACAGAAGACAACGGTGAGTCGGTTACAACATCAAACACAAGCACAGAAAATGCTTCTGAGATTTTACGTATTATGGCATTAGCAGGTATCAAACCTGAAGCAATCGAAGAACATGGTGAAGCAGAGATGCAACATACACCGGCAAATGACGAACTAGATTTAGATGATTATTCTAAAAAGTCGCCAGAAAGCATTGCAAAGCAAAAGAAATCAATTCAACCATCACATGGTGATAACCCATTAGAGTATTCATTAGACGAAAACGAAATATTTGAATCATTAATGGCAGAATTTAAATCAGAAATGTTAGAAGAAGGCGCATGCCCAGAATGTGGTGGGAAGAAACACAAATTGATGGCGTGTAGTTCTTGTGGTTGTAA